GGAGCCCTCGACCGTGGAGCCTGAGGCGGAGCCGGCGGAGCCGGAGCCCTCGACCGTGGAGCCCTCGACCGCGGAGCCCTCGACCGTGGAGCCCTCGACCGCGGAGCCCTCGACCGTGGAGCCTGAGGCGGAGCCGGCGGAGCCGGAGCCCTCGACCGTGGAGCCTGAGGCGGAGCCGGCGGAGCCGGAGCCCTCGACCGTGGAGCCCTCGACCGCGGAGCCCTCGACCGTGGAGCCCTCGACCGCGGAGCCCTCGACCGTGGAGCCTGAGGCGGAGCCGGCGGAGCCGGAGCCCTCGACCGTGGAGCCTGAGGCGGAGCCGGCACAAACGGAGGCACAACCGGGAGAGTCGGCGCCTCGACTTCCGTGGTCTTGGGTGCACTGGCCGTATTCTGAGCTTGATGGAGGTGAACAGTGATGTGGCGGCAGGTGTGGGCCTGGTTTATGCGGCGGCTGACGCCACCGCCAGAGCTGCCAACAAAGCCGGCGGCGAAGCCACGCGCGTCTCTATCGGCAGAAAACACACGGCGACGGCGGTCATCACAGAAGACCAAAAGGCCGTTGAGACGCGCCTCCAAATGATAGGGGGGCAGTCGTGAGTAATCTTCGGACGCTTGCGGATGCTGTCGTCTCGGAATTGAACAGCGCGGCATTCAGCTTGGATTTTGTTGCACGGCGCTGGTATCGGCCGCGGTTCGAGCCGGCGGACCTCAAAACGCTCCAAATAAGCGTAGTTCCTCGAAGCCTGGTGATTGAGGCCGCAAGCCGCATAGATGACAGCCACGAGTATCACATCGACTTGGCCGTCCAGCAAAAACTCGATGCCGAGACGGCCGAAGAGATCGACCCGCTTCTGGAGCTGGTCGAAGAAATCGCCCGGTATTTCCGGTTACGGCGGCCGGCGGCGATGCCCAGCGCCTTGTGCGTCAAGGTGGAAAGCGAGCCGATCTACGCCGCCGAACATCTTGAAGAGCTTCGGTGCTTTACCAGCATCATCACGCTCTCGTTTCGCGTGGTGGGGTAACCGATGGTGGGAATGAAGGCGAGAACCAAGAGCCAAATGCAGCAGGTCGCCCGGAAGGCGAAGCAGGCCAACATTCAAAGCCTCAGCCATGCCGGCGGCGCGATCCGGCTGGCGGCCGTGCGGAGTATTCGCAAGCGCCAAGGGTCGGCTCCAGCAGGCAATCCGCCGTACACGCATACTCGGCGGCTGCCCCGGGCGATCAAATACGCTGTCGAGAAAAACAGACAGGCGGTGGTGATCGGGCCGGATGTCGAATCGTTTGGCACGGCCGGCAAAGCTCACGAGCACGGTGGGCGCTACCGGCGTGAACATTACCCGAAGCGCCCTTTCATGGGCCCGGCGTTAGAAAAGACGAAGGACCGCCTGCCGAAGCTGTGGGCAGGCTCAGTGCGGTGAGGCCACAGAGAATTCGATTCTAAGCTCAAGGAGATGACATGGCAACCAATTGGAAACTCGGCCGCGAATGCACGCTGTCGATCGGCAGCAACGCGTTGAAACTGGCCAAGGAGGTGACTGTCGAACTGGGCGGCAGCGAAGCAGACGTCACAACCCGAGACAGCCAGGGCATCAAGCGCACTGTGCTGGCCCTCAAGGAACTGACCATTTCGGGCACGGCCATCTACTCGCCGGATGATGTGGCCGTGCAGGCACTTGTTTCCGCTTACACGGGCGACACGGCGATCGAGGTGACGGTCTCGGACCCGACCCTGAGCTACACAGGCAAATGGGCCGTCACAAGCCTTTCCCAGGGGCAGCCGCTGGAGGATGTGGCTACCCTGGACTTCACGCTCAAGCCAACGCTGGAGGCTTCCAGCTCATGAAGCTTTTTGTGGATAACGCCGGTCGCACGTGGACCGTCGCCGTCAGCGTGGATGCGGTCAAGCGGGTCCGCGACCTGCTTAAAGAAGACCTGCTCGATATCGAGCGGGTCTTTCCACGGCTGCTCGTGGACCCGATTCTTCTGTGCGATGTGGTGTATTGCATTTGCAAGCCACAGGCGGAGGCCGAGAAGATTTCGGACGCGGATTTTGCTAGGGCGATGGCCGGTGACACCATTGCCCTGGCTAAGGCGGCCCTGGTAGAGGAATTGATTGATTTTTTCCCCGAGCCGAGCCAGCGGGAAACCCTCCGGCTGGTTGTCGAGAAGCAGGGGCAGTTGACGCAGCGGGCAGCGGCATTGATCAAGGCAAAGCTGAATCGCCCGGACCTGCCGCGGGAGATCGAAGCAGCCCTGAGTACCGTTGGCGACTCATTTACGAACTCGCCGGAATCATCGGAGTCAACCCCGGCCCGTTGACTTTGCGAGAACTGTGCTGGATGGTCGAGGGCCGGCAGCGCGACCAGTGGAATCATACGGCCCAGGTGCTGGCGATGCTCTACAACGCTTTTCGCGGCAAAGGCCAACGCGCATTGGGCCCGGCGGATTTCCACCCGTTGGTCAAGAAGCCTGCGGTCACCACGACGCTCAAACAATTGAGCGAACTGGGGATTCTGACACCGCCCAAGGATTGAGCCGATGCCAAGCCCTTCTGGAATCCGAGCCGGACAAGCCTTCGTCGAACTGTTTTCCGATGACAGCCGCCTGGTTCGTGGACTCAATGCCGCCTCCAAGCGGCTGAAGGCCTGGGGACAGAGCGTCACGGCGGCCGGCCAACGGATGCTCCTCGGGGGGACAACCCTGCTGGGTGCGCTTGCGGGTTCGGCCAAAGTCTTCGCGGGCATGGGTAGCCAGCTGGCCGATATGAGTGTCCGAACCGGGATCTCGGTCGAGGCCCTCTGCGAATTCGGGTATGCGGCGGAAATGTCCGGTGCCGATTTGGATGTGTTCGAAGGCGGCGTGCGGAAGATGCAAAAAACGATCACCGAGGCTGCCTCGGGGTCCGAGGCGGCCCAGGATGCGCTTGTAGGGTTGGGATTGTCGATCGCCAACCTTCGTCGCCTGTCGCCTGAGCAGCAATTCATGCGAATTGCCGACCGGCTGGCGCGAATCCCCGACCCCACTCAGCGGGCTGCGGCAGCGATGAAGATCTTCGGGAAATCGGGGACGAAGTTGCTGCCCATGATGACCGGCGGCGCCACGGGCCTGGAGGCAATGCGCAAGAAGGCCCGGGACTTGGGACTGGTGATGTCGGGCGAAGACGCGGCCGCGGCCGACGAGCTCGGCGACACGCTGGACACCCTGTGGAAGTCGCTCAAGATGGCGGTGGCCACGATCGGCGCTGCCTTGGCCCCGATCCTTACCGATCTGGCCCAGCGGGTGATGGGCGTCATCAAGACCGTTTCCGACTGGATCAAGCAGAACAAGGATGTCGTGGTCACCGTGTTCAAGGTGGCTGCCGCGGTTGTGGCCGGCGGGGCCGCGCTGATGGTTCTGGGGAGCATCCTCTCCGGGTTGGGGTTCGCCTTCGGCACGCTGGCGAGCATTGTCGCCGGTGTGGGCACGGCCTTGGGAGCGATCCTCTCGCCTGTGGGGTTAGTGATTGCGGCCTTGGCTTCCCTCGCCGGGTATCTGTGCTACACCTCCGGTACCGGCCAACAGGCTTTATCATGGTTGGGCGAGCAGTTTGCCGCGTTGCGCGATACGGCATTGAAAGCCTGGGAAGGCATTTCCAATGCCTTGGCGGCCGGCGACATCGGCCTGGCTGCGCAGATTCTTTGGCTGACCTTGAAGATGCAGTGGCAAAAGGGGGTGGCGTGGCTTATGGAGAAGTGGATTGCCTTTAAAGAGGCCTTCATGACCGTGGCTACCGAGGCGGTCTACGGCACGGCCAAGATCCTGACCTCCGCTTGGAGCGGTCTCCAAACCGCTTGGGTCGAAACGGTGGCCTTCATGTCCAAGGCGTGGACGGTCTTCACCAGCAGCCTGGTGACCGGTTGGCGGACGGCGCAGAACTGGATCGCCAAGAAGTTCGTCCAGCTCATGGCGATGTTCGACGAGACCGTCGACGTCGAGGGGGCCCAGAGAATCCTTGACGAGGATTTTCAAAGGGAACAGCGCCAGCGGGATCAGACCACCCAACAGCAACTCCGTGACATCGAGAATACCCGGCAGGCCAAGCGCCAGGCCATCGACGAAGAAGAGCGCGGCACGCTTGACGCGCTCGACGAGGAGCGCCAGCGGCGACATGTCGAGCGCAAACGGCAGTACGACGCGGACCTCAAGGCGGCCGAGGACGCGGTTGCCGAGGCCGAGCGCCAGTGGCAGGAGGCCCTCGACGAGGCGGCCCGCGAGCGGGCAGAGATCCCCGAGACAGCAGGTCTGAGGCGCATGAGGGGGATCGATGCCCTAGAGGGCCCTGAAGAGGCAGCTCAACGCGCTATCAGCGTTACCGGGACCTTCAACCCCCTGGCTGCGGCCGGCCTGGGCACGGGCGGCCCCCTGGAGCGTGCTGCCCGGGCTGGTGAAGAAACCGCCAAGAACACCAAGAAGCTAGTTGAGCAAGCCCAGCATGGCAACCTAGTGTTCACCTGATAGAAGGATACGCCGCGGATGTCGATTGCCGTCTACGAGAAATGGGAAAGCCGCGAGACAACCGAAGGCGAAAACCCGTCGGTGGACCTCATCTTTATCGTCCGCGGCACCCACAGCGACCTGGCGGCCAAGGCGGCTTTGGCCGCAGCTGCGCCAGTGTTCTACGACGGCCGGGTCCGCCAATCGTTGCATATCGAGCGTGTGGCTGAGGATATTTGGGAAGGCTCGGTCCGTTACGGCAACCTCCAGCCGCCCGAGACTGGTGATTCCAGCTATCAATTTGATACGGGCGGCGGTACCCAGCACATCACCCAGAGCCTCCAAACGGTCGGTTGCTACGCCCCGCCCGGACAGACCGCCCCCGACTTCCAGGGCGCCATCGGCGCGACGCACGATAACGTCGAGGGTGTGGACATCACGGTTCCGGTCTACAACTTCGCGGAGACGCACTACCTGCCCGTAGCCGCGGTCACTCCGGGGTACAAAGCGACGCTGTTCTTTTTGACCGGCAAGGTGAACAGTGGACCCTTTCATGGGTTCCAGACGGGCGAGGTGCTGTTTTTGGGAGCGTCCGGTTCGAAGCGTGGTCAGGACGATTGGGAGATCACCTTCCGCTTCGCCGCCAGTCCCAACGTCACCGGACTGGTCGTCGGTAGCATCGGGGGCATCAATAAAAAGGGGTGGGAATATCTCTGGGTCCGCTATGCAGATGCCGAAGACATGGCGTCCGGGACACTGGTGAAAAGACCGATCGCCGCCTACGTCGAGCAAGTCTACCAGTACGGGGATTTCTCGAACCTCGGGATTGGGCCTTGAAGCGGCGGTAATCCAAAGACGGTAGGGTGTAGCAGCGCGATGGGAAGCCCTTTCAAAAAGGCCCAGCCCGGGCAGAAGCTGGAAATCTCCGCCGAGGCCTTCAACACGTTCATCGACGCCGCCTTGGACTTTAAGGCCCGGCAGCGTAATCAGGGCCAATCCGCTCAGCCGGGGCAGCGAAGCAGTACGATTCTGAAGGTCCGTAACGATAGCGGCAAAGCACGGTTGCGATTCGAGGTTCTCGGGCTCGAAGCGCCGATCATTAGCCCGACCGTCAATGCACAAGCATTTCAGAATGAGCCGACTTTTACCGGCGTCACCCCGCAGATCCCTGACTATCTGGGCCGCTTTGCCATTCTCTTGGAGCCGGTTGAGGCCGATCAGATCGCGGCTGCCTGTGTAGATGGCGTCACTGTGGCTTTGGTCAACATACTTGACCCCCAACACGGGTACGCCGACATCGCAGCCGACACCTGCGAGTATCTGGAGAGCAGCGAAAACGGCAGGGCTGCCATCCTTTGGAAGCTCGGCGAGGAGGGCGTTGTCTGGGCCCTGGTCCAGCTTGGTTTTGTCGATGAGTCCATGAGGCGGTTTTGCTTGATCGAAACACTCGCCCCCTGCGGGACTGCGCCAGCAGAACTCGTGGTTGCCACCGGAGGCGGTCAGTACGGGCCGCGCCAGTGGTGCGAGCGCCAGCGCGAGATCGAGGTCGTCGATTCACTGGGGGTTGTGCCGCCAGGCGGGCTGCCGCCAGGCACCTTTGGTTGGGCGAAATGGATGCTTGATAGCCGATCTTGGGAGGTGGTCTATTACGGAGAGGGATGCTGCCGATCTAGCAGTAGTTCCGAGACCGAGAGTTCGTCTTCGTCTTTCAGCAGTTCGGACAGTTCGGGGTCGTCTGAATTCAGCAGCATTTCCTGGTCCACGAGCGTGGTCTCTTCTTCCGGCAGCTCCGCCAGTTCGGTTTCGTCTGACTTCGGCAGCGGTTCCGAGACCGAGAGTTCGTTCTCTTCTTCTCGCAGCTCCGCCAGTTCGGGGTCGTCCGATTCCAGCCAAAGCGGCTCTAGCGCTGAGGCTAGCAGTAGTTCCGAGTCCGAGGGTTCTGCTTTCAGCAGTTCTGCCAGTTCGGAGGCTAGCGGTAGTTCCGAATTCGAAAGTTCCACATCCGCCGCGTCAAGCGAGTCCAGTGGGGGGCCTGAGAGTAGCGCCCCATCCGAGAGTGCGACGCCTTCCTCCGGCAGCTTTGCCAGTTCGTCGGCGTCGGAATCCAGCGGAGGCGAGTCCAGTGGCAGCTCCGTGTCCAGCCTGTCCGATAGTTCGCTCCCCAGCGAGTCCAGCGCACCTTCGGAATCGGCAAGCGCGC